ACCGGAAGCTACGGCAGCACCGGTTACTGTTGAGACGACGCCGGAGGAACAGCAGCCTTCGAAGACGTTCACTCAGGACGAGCTGGACGCGATCGTCGGCAAACGCCTCGCAAGAGAACAGCGTAAGTGGGAAAGAGAGCAAGCCCAGCGGCTTGCGGAGTCACAGGCCCAGAAGCCCGTGGCCCCTCTGGCAGACCCGAATGATTATGAGTCTGCTCAGCAGTATGCCGAGGCATTGGCTGAGCGTAAGGCCCATGAGCTTCTGGCCCAGCGAGAGGCCGCAAGACAACAGGCGGCTATCGTCGAAGCCTATCAGGAGTTGGAGGAGACGGCTCGGGACAAATATGCGGACTTTCAGCAGGTCGCCTATAACCCGAACCTTCCCGTAACCGATGTGATGGCCCAGACAATTCAGGCGTCCGAGATCGGACCCGACGTCATCTATTGGCTCGGGAGCAATCCGAAGGAGGCCGCAAGGATCTCCCAGCTATCGCCCATCTTGCAGGCACGAGAGATCGGTAAGATCGAGGCCAAACTGACCTCGGACCCGCCGGTCAGGAAAACATCATCCGCCCCGGCTCCGATTGCGCCGGTTGCGGCTCGGACAACCGGCGGCGCGTCGTACGACACGACGGATCCCCGGTCGCTGAAGACCATGACGACTTCGGAGTGGATCGAAGCAGAGCGGCAACGGCAGATCAGGAAGCTACAGGCCCAACAGCGATAAGGTGCTGAAAAGATGAGCAATTCGATTCTTACTATTGACATGATCACGAGGAAGGCTCTGGAAATTCTGGAGAACAACCTCGTCATCACCCGCACCGTGAACCGTCAGTATGACGACAGCTTCGCGGTTGAGGGCGCCAAGATTGGCTCGACCCTCCGCATCCGTCTGCCCGACCGCGCTCTGGTCACGGACGGCGCGGCGCTTCAGGTTCAGGACGACAACGAGCAGTATACCACGCTCGCGGTCTCCAGCCAGAAGCACATCGGCGTATTTCGCAGCTCGCCGCTTCCATCGACGCGGACGTCGCGAACAGCTTCAAGTATATCGGCAACTCGGTCGGAACGCCCGGCACGACGCCGGCGACCTCGCTGGTCCTGCTTCAGGCTCAGCAGAAGCTGAACGAAAACGCTGCAGTCATGTCGCCGCGCTATGCGACGGTCAACCCGGCTGCGAACGCTGCGCTGATCGAGGGCATGAAGGGCCTCTTCAACCCGGTTTCGGCCATCTCAAAGCAGTTCAAGAACGGCATGTTCGGCGAAGGCATTCTCGGCTATGACGAGCTGAATATGTCGCAGTCAATCAAGCAGTTTACGACTGGCTCGCGCACGGGCACCGTCACGGTCAACGCGACCGTCACGACCGAAGGCTCGACGACTGTCGTGCTGACGGGCCTCGGCTCGACGACGATCAAGGCTGGCGACGTGTTTACGATTGCCGACTGCTTCGCCGTCAACCCGCAGACCCGTGAATCGACCGGCTCGCTGTATCAGTTCGTCGCTCTGGCGGACGTTACGGCGTCCACGACGGCTTCGGTCACTGTTCCGGCGATGTATTCGGCCGGTCAGGCGCTTGCCACGGTCGACGCGCTGCCGGTCTCTGGCAAGGCTGTGACCTTCGTTGGCGCCGCCTCGACGCAGTATCCGCAGAACCTGATCTATCACAAGGACGCCATCGCCTTCGCGACGGCCGATCTGCTGATGCCGCAGGGCGTGGATATGGCTTCGCGTCAGGTCCACAACGGCATCTCGATGCGTATCGTTCGCCAGTACGACATCAACAACGACCGTCTCCCGTGTCGTATTGACGTCCTCTATGGCTACAGCGTCATCCGTCCGCAGATGGCCGTGCGTCTCTGGGGCTAACACATTCAGAGCGGCCTGCGGGCCGCTCTCCTCTGTTCAAGGAGTTCTGAATCATGGCTATCACTACTCAGGGCGCGTCCTACCCGCTCGAATCTTTCGGCCCTACCCCGGCGCTTCCGCAGGGCACGGGCGGTTATCAGGTTGGTGCGGGCAACGGCGGCGATATGCTGTTTCGCGTCACGCCGGCCCCGGCTACCGCTACGGCGTCGGCTACGCTTACGGCCGATCAGGTCATCACCGGCCTCATTCTTGGCTCGCCGGGTTCGTCGGCGGCGTCGTATCAGCTTCCGACGGTCGCGGCACTTGAAGCCGCTCTTCCGTCTTCAGCCAAGACCGGCGCGACGATTGACTTCTCGGTTCTCAACGTCGATGGTTCCGGTTCGGGCGTCATCACGCTGACGACTAACACGGGCTGGACGCTTGCGGGTCTTATGACGGTTGTGGCTACGGCTGGCACCGCGCAGGCGTTCCGCGCGCGTAAAACTGGTTCCGGCACCTGGACGCTTTATCGCGTCGCGTAAAAGGAGAAGGCAATGCCTAACACTAAACCTGTCGGCGTTGCCTTCTCTGATCCCGAGCTTGTAAGTGGCACGACCATTTCAGGCGCGACGATCAGTGGAAGCACGCTCACTACTGCCACCGTCTCTGGCACGGGCACGTTTACGACTTTGGCCGTAGACGTCGCCAAGCCTGCGGCGGCCGGGTCTACCCGCGCCGATGCGACGTCTATGACGGCGTCGTTCAACTGGGTGACAGCTGCGGACGCCACCAAAGGCGTCGTTATCCCGGCTCCTACGGCCGGGCGCATCATTGTTGTCAAGAACGATGATACGGCTAATGCCATTCTGAAAGTCTATGCTCCGGGCAGCGCCAAGATCAACGGCGTTGCTGGCTCAACGGCGTTTAGCATGGCCGCCAAGACGGCTTGCCTGTTTGTAGCCTATGACACGACGGACTGGTTCTCGGTTCCGCTCGTAGCGTCTTAATATACCCCTACAGCCGGCCTACGGGCCGGCTGGCCCTTACCATAGGTGAAAAATGGCTGTAATTTATCTGCGCCACCCCAAGCATGGGGTGAAGATCGCGACAATGGATCTAGAGGCTGACTATGACGAGCAAAATGGTTGGGAGCGTTTTGACCCTTGTGATCCTCCTGTCCAGCGTCGTGGGCGGCGCAGCTCAGACCTACACGCAGATGCAGTGGGGGATGAACAAGGGAGTAACGCCTTACGCCTTCGGCGCGAATATTAACGGGACGTGGCGTGATCTTGGGACCGTCAGCGCCGCAGGCGTCTGGACTATCCCTAACACAAATATCGGTGGGCTGGGAACCGCGTCAACGTATAATATTGGCACTAATGGGGTTAAAGTCCCTCTTCTTTCTACCGCAAACACTTGGAGCGGCGCGCAGACTATTAGTGGGTCTTATAACAATTTATTTAACATTAATTCGACATTAACCGGAAACATAGGCCTCGGGTATAATACAAATATAAGTATTTCTAGCGATAACGCTTATTGTGCGTTTTGCGTCGATTTGTGGAACCTTCATTACTGGGGCGGGTCTTCGCCCAGAGGCGCGCGCGTTGGATTGTATGGGGTTCAGGTTCAAACCGCGCCGACTTCGGGCGCCGGGACTACAGTTTCCGTAGGTGTTGCCGGCATAGGGCAATCAAATACGGGTGACGGCGGCACTTCTCTAAGCAATACCGGTGCGTCTGGCACTTATTTCGGCGCGAATTTTATCGTTAGAAACGACGGCACTAATGTCTATAACATTATGGGCGTCGAAAACGACGTTGAAACTAAAGTCGGATCATCCGCCAGATACTCCTTTGGCTCCGCTTCAGTAAATTTTGAAGCCGTTCAAGGTTCGGTTGCCGATGCCGGTTTTGTGGTATATTCCGGGGGGCAGATATCCTCTTCGCTGGGGGGCGGCCCGTGGGGGCCGGGCGTCGGGTTCCATCACGGCATACTGTTTGCTGAACTTGCCGGAAACGGGCTTGTGCCTATTGATTCTGCCGGCACCGTTCTCGGGACGCACCTTGAATCACTCTCCACCATACCAGCCGCCGAAGGTATTGATTTGACTGGATTTACATTCAGCGGGTCTGCTTTCAAAAGCAATTTGTTCTCTGTTTCTCAAGGCGGCGTTGTCTTTGCCGTAAGTTATTACGCAAACGGAGTGCAAGGCTTAACAGCAACTAAAACTGTGCGCGACGCTGCTGGAACAGGAACATGCACGCTTCAATTTACGGGCGGCCTGTATACGGGGGGCACTTGTTAAATGACCCACGAAATGGCCCGCGCTCTTTGTGAGGCAGGCTACATGAGCGCAGCCGATTATGTTGCACTTTTTAAAGAAAATGGATGGGTTACGTGATCACGACTGTCACCCGGCAACAGTTCGTCACTGCTTTGGCAGACGTGTCCGAGATGAACACGGCCTACCAAGGCATATCGGCCGACGCAAACTATCCTGATTGGATAGAGTTTTATTCGGCCGAGCTGGTGCAGGTTGGCGATCCGCTGTATGTTCAAACGCAACTGGCTTTGGGCTACACGTCCGCCCAGATGCTTACTCTTTTTGAAGCTGCTGTGCAGGTGCCCGTATGACGACCGTAACGCGACAGCAATATTTTACCGCTCTCGCCCAATTGGGCGACATGAACCTGCTGTTTCAGGCTGTGCCGGCGGACGCCAATACGGACGACTGGATTGAGTTCTGGGCGGCCGAATATATCAGCTCGGGCGATCCTATCGCCGTCCTGACGCAGTCGTCTCAAGGCTGGACCGACGGACAGATGATCGCGCTGTTTACCGCGGCGCAGAACGTCCCGGTCGTTGTCCCATCCACATCCAACACCGTCACGTCGACGGCGAACAATCAGATCAACGGCGCGCTGCGGCTTCTGGGCGTACTGGCTGAAGGTGAGACACCGTCAGCCGAAACGTCTCAGGACGCGCTGTTTGCGCTCAACCAGATGATCGATAGCTGGAACACCGAGCGTTTGGCGGTGTTTTCTACGCAGGATCAGGTGTTCAACTGGCCGTCCGGCGTTCTCAGCCGGACGCTCGGCCCGTCAGGCGACTTCGTCGGCAACCGTCCGGTTCTGGTGGATGACTCGACTTACTTCCGAGATCCACAGACCAACGTGTCCTACGGCATCAAGATCATCAACCAGCAGCAGTATAACGGCATCGCCGTCAAGACTGTGACCAGCACCTACCCGCAGGTGATCTGGATCAATATGACCTATCCAAACATTGAGATGTATGTATACCCAAAGCCGCTGCGGCTTTTGGAGTGGCATATTGTTTCAGTAGAGGAGTTGGCTAACCCTGCGACGCTCGGCACGACGCTGGCGTTTCCGCCCGGCTATCTTCGCGCGTTCCGCTATAATCTGGCCTGCGAGCTGGCGCCGGAGTTTGGCATCGAGCCGTCGGCGCAGGTGCAGCGCATCGCCATGTATAGCAAACGCAACCTGAAACGCATCAACAATCCTGACGACGTCATGGCGATGCCCTACAGTATCGTGGGGACCAGACAACGCTATAATATTTACGCCGGGAACTACTGATGCAGACGCCGATTCTTGGCTCCAGCTATGTTGCCCGCAGCGTCAACGCTGCGGACAGCCGGATGGTGAATCTGTTCCCCGAGATCGTTGCCGATGGCGGCAAGCAGCCGGCGTATCTTCAGCGCGCGCCGGGACTGCGCCAACTCGTCCAGCTTCCGACCGGTCCGGTTCGAGGGCTCTGGACCTATGGCGACTACGCCTATGCGGTGTCGGGCAACCGCTTCTATCAGATAGATTCGAACTGGAACTACACCGACAAGGGGCTTGTTGCCGGGACCGATCCGGTCAATATGGTCGACAACGGCATACAGCTTTTCATTGCGGCTGGAGCCAACGGCTACATCTACAACGCCAATACAGACGTGTTCGCGCAGATCACAGACCCGGATTTCTATGGCGCCGTAGGCGTTGGCTTTCTGGATGGCTATTTTGTCTACAACGAGCCCAACAGCCAGAAATTTTGGGTGACGTCGCTCTATGACGGCACGTCAGTCGACCCGCTCGATTTTGCCAGCGCAGAAGGCTCGCCAGATGACCTTGTCACGCTGATCGTCGACCATCGCGAAGTCTGGCTGTTTGGGCAGACGTCAGTCGAGGTCTGGTATAACGCAGGGCTACCCGACTTTCCGCTCGCCCGTATTCAGGGCGCGTTCAATGAGATTGGCTGTCAGGCTCCGTATTCGGTCGCCAAGCTGGACAACGCGCTGTTCTGGCTCGGCAAAGACGCCCGCGGTAACGGCATTGTCTACAGGTCTAAGGGTTATACCGGCGAGCGCGTTTCAACGCACGCCGTCGAGTGGCAGATCCAGCAATACACGACGCTGGCCGACGCCGTTGCCTATACCTATCAGCAGGACGGCCATGCCTTCTACGTGCTGAACTTCCCGACCGCCAACACGACATGGGTGTTCGACGTGTCGACTGGCGTTTGGCACGAGCGCGCCGGATGGGAAAACAATAACTTTACCCGGCATCTCGGACAGTGTCAGATGAACTTTGCCAATGAGATTGTCATTGGTGACTATGTTACTGGCATCCTGTATGCCTACGACATGAACGTATATTCCGAAGCCGGGCTGGTTCAAAAGTGGCTCCGGTCATGGCGAGCTCTGCCAACCGGACAGAATGACCTGAAGCGAACCGCCCAGCACAGCCTTCAGCTCGATTGCGAATCGGGCGTTGGGCTTGTGACCGGGCAGGGCAATGACCCGCAAGTCATGCTTCGGTGGTCGGACGACGGGGGGCATACGTGGTCGAACGAACACTGGAAGTCTATGGGCCGCACCGGGCAATACGGCAACCGCGTCATCTGGCGGCGGCTGGGCATGACGCAGAAGCTGCGCGACCGTGTCTATGAGATCTCCGGCACCGATCCGGTCAAGATTGCGATTATGGGTGCAGAACTTATCCTGAGCCCGACTAATGCCTGAGAACATCTCTCAAATCCCGGCATCCCGCGTCCCGATCACGTTTACGGACCTGATCTCGCGCGAGTGGTATCGGTTTCTCTACAACATCTTTGCGGTCCTTGGCAGCGGGTCCCTGCGCTACGGCACGTTCTACGACACGACCGACCAGACTGCGGCAGCCCCGAATACCGCCTACGCCATCACGTTCAACAACACCGATCTGTCCGCTGGCGTCTACCGAGGCACACCTACCTCCCGCATATATGTAGACAGACCGGGGGCTTATAACTTTCAGTTCTCGGCTCAGTTAGAGGGCACGACTGCATCCGCCAGAGATGTTTATATTTGGGCGCGGGTCAGCGGGACGGATGTGCCTAATTCAGCGACCCGAGTCCATATGAAAGGCTCAAACGAGGCCTATGTTGCCGCGTGGAATTTTGTGTTAAGAATGAATACAGGCGACTACTTCGAGCTTATGTGGGCGACCACAAACACGAATGTGCAAATTCTGGCTGATCCGGCAACCGCGTTTTGCCCGGCCATCCCCTCGGTCATTCTGACCGTGTCGTGCAATATAGGTGAATAATGGCGGTTCTTACCCCATCCCCCAAGATGCAGTTTTTCGACATCAACGGCGAGCCGTTGGTGGGCGGGAAGGTCTACACCTATCAGGCCGGCACAACGACGCCGCAGGCGACCTATACTGACAATACTGGCGCTACGGCCAATCCTAATCCTGTGATCCTGAACGCTCGGGGCGAGGCCAGCATCTGGCTGAGCGGCGCAAACTTCAAGTTCAAGCTGACCGACGCCAACGACGTCGAGATCTGGACGGTCGACTATATTTCCGCGCCTATCTCTGGCGTGTCGCCGGCGCTGTCCGGCAACGTGACAATCGATACCAGCTCGTCCAGCCCGGCGCTCAAGATCACTCAGACCGGCACAGGTTTGGCGCTCCGCGTTCAGGACGAGGCGGACCCGGACTCGACACCGACTGTCGTAGACAATCAGGGCCGGTTGGGCGTAGGGACGGCAGCGCCGTCCGAGAAAGTGGATATCTCCGGCGGCAACCTTGCGTTCACGGCGACGGCCGGGACGCTTTACGCTAAAATTACTCCCGGCGCGTCAACCACAGACATCGCCGCTGACGGCGCCAGGGCGTTGTCGCTCTCGACCAACAGCACCGCGCGCATCAATATTACGAGCGGTGGCCTTGTCGGTATTGGCAAGACGCCGTCCGCAGGCGTTGAGTTGGACGTGCTGGGCGACATTGCCGCGTCCGTGTCGGTCAAGACGGACACCATTTCTGAGCTAACCTCTGCGGCGGGCGTGACAATTGACGGCGTTCTTTGCAAAGACAGTCAGGTCGCGCCGGCTAATCGCGTGGTTACAGCGGCTACTGCGCAAGCGTCTACCAGCGGCACGTCTATTGATTTTACAAGCGTTCCGTCATGGGTGAAACGTATTACGGTGATGCTGAATGGCGTGTCTACTAACGGCACGTCAAATGTTCAAATTCAACTAATCGCAACCACAGTGGTAACAACTGGCTATAATTCTATAGGCACTAGCACAGCCGGCGCTGGATCATCTACTAATGGTTCTACCAGCGGTTTTTTGGTCATTCTTACGGGTGCGGCAACTGACGTGGCTTCTGGCTCTGCGATTATCTCTAATGTCACAGGTAACACTTGGGTCTATCAATCTTGCACCGCTGCTACGGCCGCCAATCGCGCTACTACTGGCGGTGGCGGAATTGCACTAGGCGCAGTTTTAACTGGGGTGCGCATAACTACTGTCGGCGGTGCGGACACGTTTGATGCCGGTTCTATAAACATTCTTTACGAGTGAGGCAATAATGGACCCTTTCACAATCGCAGCACTCGGCGGCGCGGCAGCCAGCGGCATCAGCGGCATCATGGGCGCGGGCGCTGCCCGACAGGCCGGGCAGGCCCAGTCGCAGGCGTCGATGATGTCGGCGCTGATACAGGCCCAGCAGGCTGAGGCAGCGCGCCAGCAGCAGCAGAAGATGTATGAAGAGTCGGTCGCTCGCATGGAGCCGTTCCGGCTGGGCGGCGTCGCGGCGACCAACCGGATGCAGGAGCTTTACGGCATCGGCGGCAATCAGGCCGCTGCCGGCTACGGCTCCTACGCCCAGCCGTTCAGCATGGCGGACTATCAGGCCGACCCCGGCTATGCTTTCCGGGTGCAGCAGGGCCAGCAGGCCATCGACCGCTCCGCTGCGGCTAATGCTGGCCTCCAGTCCGGCGCAGCCTTAAAGGCGGCGTCGCGGTTCGGGCAGGAGATGGGCAGTCAGGAATACGGCAATGCATACAACCGTTTCCTCCAGCAGCGACAGCTTCAGCTTCAGGCTTTGCAGGGGCTTGCCTCACCAGGAGCGACGACCGCTGGCAATATGGGTCAGTTAGCTTCGACGACCGGTACGAACATCGCCAACACCATGCTGGGGGCCGGTCAGGCGCTCGGTCAGGGGATCGAGCAGGCCGGACAGGCGCGCGCGTCTAGCTACATGGGCGGCGCGAGCGCGCTCGGTCAGGCGTTGGGCGGCGTCGGGCGCAACGCGATGGCGGGCGCGCTGTATAGCCAGATGTATGGGCAGCCACAAACAACCGCGCCCTCATACCCCGCCGCAGCATATCTGCAAGACTTAAACCCGTTTGCTCGTTATTGAGGTTTGATCAATGCCGATTCGCTATGACATAGCCTCTATGGTGCCGCAAGCTGACGCCGGCTTTGATCCGGTCAACGCTATGGCGCAAATGCAGCAGCTTCAATACCAGCGCGCGCAGATGAACGCGTTGGCTCAGCGCGGGCTATATCAGGACTTGCAGGCGCAGATGGCGGCGGCGCGAGAAGCCCGGCAGGCGGACGTTGCTGAGCGTGATGTCAGGCTTAAAAAGCTGGATGAAGTGAAGCGCGTTTTTGAGATGGGCGTCAACTCACAAGCGGATCTTGAACGCTTCGTGCCTTACGCCGTCGAGGCGGGCTTCCCCGCTCTGGCAGAGTCATGGAAAGGCGTCAAATACACGCCTGAATGGAAGCTGAGCGTTCTTAATCCACAAGAAGCGGCCAAGTCTGAAATTAAGGAGTTTGCGCTCCCCGGAGGCGGCAAAGAATTGCGTCGTATCTCAGCATATGGAGGCGGCGCAGCTATGCCTATCGCCGGAACACAATCGGCTGCGGAAGTAGAGCCCGTTGAGGATGCCAGCAAAAATATTATCGGATACCGCGTGAAAGGGACTGGAACGGTCTTCTCGCCAGAAGAGGCGCAAGATCTCTATACTATGGGCCGCGAAGGCACGCGCAAGAATCCTCGTTCGTCGGCGCAAGGGATTGGTCAGTTTATCGACGGCACATTTGTCGACACTTTCCGCAAGACTTTTCCTGACCGCGCCAAAGGCATGTCGAAAGAAGCTATTCTTGCGCAGCGCGGCACGATGGTTGATGGCGTTCCGGTCGAGCAGCCGATGCTTCGGGCGTTCACCGCAGCAAACCAACAGCGACTTCAGGACGCCGGTTTCCAACCGACCAAAGGCAACACCTATCTTGCGCATTTTCTTGGGTCAGGCGACGCCGTTGAGGTCCTGTCCGCCAAGCCTGACACGCCCGTCTCAGAGATCTTGTCTCCCCGCGTCCTCAAGGCTAACCCTGAAGTATTTGCCAAAGCCAGAACGGCGGGCGATCTCATCCGTTGGGCTGGCGGGGGCGGCGCGGCGCAACCGTCTACGCCGGGGCTTCGAGAGCCACTCCGATCACTGGCGCCTGCACCTATCGGGACAGAAGAGGCAGCGGGTCAAAAGTCGGCGCTCAAGTTCCTTGACGCAATCGAATACAACCCGGAGACCGGGTCTAGCCGCCCCGCAGAATTGATGCAGTCTGTTGGAGGAGGTCGGCCAACGCAGGTTCTTTACGGGCTCGCCCGCGCGTTTGGCGTATCTACTGAAGGAACCCGAGGCGAGGCGCGGCTTAGTTCGTCTCAGAAGAATACGTTGCTCGACAAAGTCGGTGGCAGCCTTGGCGGCAAGAGTTTTACCGACGAAGACCGTAAGTTTGTTATGGAAGCTATCGGCGGTCTTGACGATACGGCGGTGCCGGTCGGAGACCGCTTGGCTAAGTTCGACGAAGCTGTCCGTATGCTGAGCCGCCGCGCGGGGGTTCCTTATAAAGAAGCACCGCAACTTTCTAGATTGCGAAACCCAGTAACGCCCGAAGGAGCGGCTA